CTTTGGCGCCCAAATAAAACGAACGATTATAACTTTTTTGATAGAACCATATCAGAACAGTTTACTGCAGGTTCAACGGATCTATATGTCCACAAGTATATGGGTCCTACAAATCAAGGACCATCTATTGATTATACACAACCTGAATACGATGTGTTGGCTCCAACCAATATACAAGACCTGTTGTTTTTGGAAAACCGTGATAGAACATATGATCCAAACGTCTATCGCTTGCGTGGACATTACAATGTGCAGAATTTAGACTTTGATTTAAGTCAGTTTGGATTATTTTTAAACAATGATATTATATTCATCACGGTGCATTATAATGATATGATTCAATTGGTTGGTAGGAAATTAATGGTTGGTGATGTAATTGAGTTGCCACATTTACTTGATTATAATCCATTAAAAGAAACAATTCCTACCGCACTAAAACGATTCATGCAGGTTACTGATGCTAACTATGCTAGCGAAGGTTTTAGTCCAACGTGGTTCCCGCACTTGTGGCGTATCAAATGCGAACCACTAGTTGATAGTGAAGAATTTAGTCAGATACTAAGTGCCCCAATAGATCAAGATACATATCTTGGAATCTGGGATAAAGATAAAACATATCCTGCAGGATATGTAATTACATACGGTGATAAGAATTATAAAACATTAATTGATGTGCCGGCCGGCGTCATGCCACCTAATCCTACATATTGGCAACTAGATACGGCAAGTAATCTTAAAGATATTCTTGCTACTTATAACAAAAATATTGAAATCAATGATGCTGCACTTAGAGAAGCAGAACGCCTGTTACCTAAAGCAGGTTACGATAGAAGTAAATTATATATTGTTCCTACATACGGCGAATATTCAAGTGACGGCGTATTATCAAAGGCTATCAATAATCCATCGCCCCCGATTAATGTAAACATTAATTCTGCAGGCGCGCCTAATTCGTCAACAACTGGTACGGTGATGTATGTGCGTAACAGCAATTATAAAAATGCTAGTCCTGTAATCAAAGTTTCAAAAGCTGCTATGCAGAGTATTTGGGATGCGACCGCTGACATGGGTTATGAAAAGTTAGATGTGTTTAGTACAGTAAATCTTGAACGTATTACTTTAGCCCCTCAAAGAAGTGATACTAATTCTGGACCAGTCTCTGGTGAAAAGATATTAACTGCATCTTCGATGGGACCTATCACCGGGCCTTACGGCACTGCTGATAATACCTATGCTACTGCTGATCAAAATCCTGAATTGCCCGGATTCACTGGAACAATATCTACTCAAATGGACTTTAGAGCAGACTGTGACCCTGCATATCAATTTATAGCACGTAGCAGCCCAAGATCATTTGGTTACACTACGGGTTACTTAGATGGTACCGCTGAAGCACCGAATGGATTCCCGACTGGTGCCGGTATAAGTTTCCCCCAAAATCCACAAGTTGGTGATTATTTCTTACGTATTGATTACTTCCCTCAATTGTTATATCGTTGGGACGGTAGACTATGGATTAGAATTTCAAAAAATGTTAGAACACAAACTGGATTTGAAGCAGCTAACCAATCACAACTATCTGGATTTATTAACGATAGAGCAGAAACAAGACTTACAGATGGTACGTTTGTTCCACAACGACAAGCCCTATCAACTATATTACAATTAACTCCGGATCCTATCCCACCGCAACCCTAAAGAATACATATGGCACAATTTTTCTATGACAATCAAGTTCGCAGATTTTTAATTCAATTTGCAAAAATTTTCAGTAACTGGCAAGTTACTAAGGGAAAAGACCCGGCGGGCAATCCAATATTAGTTAGAGTACCTGTTATGTACGGTGATAGTAGCAGACAAGCCGCAACTATTATTGCAAATAATAGTGCTAGTAATTTACCAAGTGCACCGCTGATTACATACTACATCAGTGCATTAGAATACGATCAAAAAAGAACTCAGGATCCTACTTTTATTGATAAAATAAATGTTCGCCAACGTAGTTATAATAGCGAGACACAAACATACGAACAAGTACAAGGACAGGCATTTACAGTTGAAAGACTAATGCCAGTACCGTACACATTACGAGTCAGCGTTGATTTTTGGACTACCAACTACAATCAAAAATTAGAATTGATTGAGCAGTTGGGTACACTGTTTAATCCTGCATTAGAAATTCAAAGCACAGATAACTTTATTGACTGGACATCATTGAGTGTTGTCTACCAAGATGGATTAACTTTTACTAGTCGTGTTATTCCAGTTGGCGCCGGTAATCCAATTGATGTATTGACTTGGAAATTTTACATGCCTATATGGATTAGTACAGCCGCTAAACTTAAGAAGATGGGTGTTATTGAAAAAATTATTGCCAGTATATTCAAAGGTCATGCATTAACTGATATACAAGATGAAGATTTACTATTGGGAACTAGACAGAAAATTACACCATACGGTTATAAGATATTATTATTGGGCAATACATTACAAATATTACCACAAGCGATTGCATTTGATCCATCCAATGTTAGTTTAAATCTTCCAGCTAATCCTGATACTGACATATATTGGTCTAGTGTATTAAATGTATATGGAACTATCAAGCCCGGAATTAGTCAAATATGGTTACAAAATCCATTTATGACTACTGATATTGTAGGTACTATTGTTCCCAATCCAAATGATGACCGATTATTAATATATAATATCGACCCTGATACATTACCACAGAACACACTAAGTCCGGTGAACGGCGTTATTAATCCACAAATGACTGGACCAAATGCGGGCTTGCCTGGACCCGTCAATAAAGTTAGATATCTAATTGTTGACAACATAGGCGCACCCGGAGATATTACAGTTGCATGGGGAAATCTAGTGGCATTTGCAAATGATATAGTTGAATATAATTCAAGTACAGGTGAATGGTTTGTCAGTTTTGATAGTACCACTTCAACACCAACCACATTAGAATATGTGACTAACTTAACAACCAATGTACAATATCGTTTTGTTGATAAAAATTGGATTAAATCATACGAAGGATGGTATGATCAAGGGGATTATTCTATCGTCATCTAATACTGTGATAAATCTTAGTATGAGCAATACATCTGCCGGAGTTTTCTTTTACAGTAATAAAACAAATCGTTACCTATATCTATTACGCACTGATAATAAGAATCCGGGAAACTGGGGAATACCCGGTGGCAAGATAGAAGATTCAGAAACTCTCTTTGAGGGCATCAGCAGAGAATGTCAAGAAGAATTAGGGGTATTTCCTAATAATGCAAAATTAGTCCCTATACAGAAATTCATTAATCACACATTCACATATCATACATTCTTTTGTGAAATAGAAGATGAGTTTATCCCCATACTAAATGATGAGCATTGTGGTTATGCATGGGTAGGCGATAATCAATATCCCAAACCATTACATCCGGGATTGTTCAGTACGGTAAACTTTGATGTTGTTCAATCTAAATTAAAGACACTTACAAAAAAAGAGACCTAAGTCTCTTTTTTTATTTTAATAGTCTTGCTATAGAGTCAAATCCTATAGAACCGAGTATTACACCCGCTCCCATTAGCATCCATCTCCATTTCTCTAAACTGTTAATTTTTTCAGACATTGCCTTATGTGCAGTTGTACTAACGTCTTTCATATCTTTTAGAATTGCGTTAGTATTAGCTGCTTGTCTGTCAATAGAATCACTCACACCCTTCAAGTCCACTTTAAGTTCACCGATTTTATCCTCGATGTTTTTAACTTGGACTTGAAGCACAGCTATCTCAGTTTCAGGTTGCATTTTAACGGCCTTACTTGTTGAAGTTGCCATGATTATGCATTAGCAATAGTAACTATTTCGTAAGGCTGTCCACCTGTTGAATTAGCTGCTGCAGCGGTATTGAATGTTGCAAATACTGGAGCAGCATTTTGGAACACAATATTGCCGGTAGCAATAGGACCTGAAGTAGCAGTAAACAACTCACCAGTGTGGTCAGAAAGACTTTGAACTGTTTGTGTAGCACTGTTAGCATATGTAGCGAGAATACGCATTGTGTTTGGAGTCAACGCTGTATTTGCAAGATTTGCAGTAAAACATTGTGTAGTTAAACCAGTTACTGTACCGGTTACTAGATACTTTTGCTTACCCTTTTGACGAACAATATAACCTGCTTCATCATTTGCATAGACAAATGCTGCATTACTGGCTACAACGTTTGCGTTGGTTGTAAGCACAACACGATTCATAATAGCATTTCCTGTAACACTTACATTAGCTGTAAGTGCTTGTGTAGCTCCACCCTGTGATGTAGAAACAGTGAATGCTGCT